ACCCGCGTCAATCTCGGCAGTCGTTGGAATCATTGTACGCCCCACGGATAGACATAATCTATCGATAAAATATCACATTTTATACGTATATTAACCCAATTAATTTGGGGGATACCTACGTCTACAATTAAATTATCTATCCAACCACCATCAGCTAACCATTCCAAATCTAATTCTACAGCGGATTTTATCCGGGCTAAATTAGCAGTAACCGCGGGTATGGATTTGAGCAAATATTGTGTACGAGACCTATATTGATAAACGGGATCAGTTTCCAACCCGTTACCCCACCAAGTATGAGATAAGTCGTCACCCAGCTTGGGATCATCTTCGTTACCGCCCCACAACGACAGATAGACGGCGGACGCTACACCCTCGCCGAGTGTGATATCCCCGTTGATAATCTCAATATTACCGCCGTCTATAGTATCATAAATGTATACGTCACTCATTTAGCCAAGACTTTGTTTTGACCGGCGTCAATGATCTCGACCGGACCTGATAAAGACCCAGACCCGCCGGATGTCAAAGTTCCGACGACATTCATAGTCCCGAAATCTTCCAATCTAATAGGAGCTTGATTATCGATAACAATATATTCAGCAGTGGGCCGAATGATTTGGGGTATTATAGTTGCTAATGTGCCCGAAACGAAACCACCGGCGGACCCGCCGGAAAAAGTATAACGCAAAGGCCCCCTATACACGGCGCTTCCGTCTGCGAATACTTTACTAGACGGTGCGGACACAATTGTGAAAACCCCGCCGCTAATAGCCGACCCAGCGGAGTGGTCTATAGCTCCATTGGTATTCATAATCTCGATCATGGTTCGACCCTTAAATTGCCATTGACGTCCACACGTCCGCTGGGTTCTAGCTTAACATAACCCGACCCATTTTGTACAGAGATACTCCCATCACTTTTGATCCATATTTCGGCCACTACCGCTGAGCCCGAATCCCGGCTATATACTCGTATCTCGCCCGATTCCGCTTGAGATTCCACCGCCGAATCATCATAAGCCACCGCAATAAAACCACTATCGCCGGGATGGCTCACTAATACAACATAATCCCCGATACGGGGGGCAGAATCTACACCAGGAGCGTTTAGCATCGGAACCCGCCTCACATCGCCACCTCCTAGATCGACTTTAATATCCCGGATATCTTCGCCGTCGTCCGTATTGGGCTCTATGTCAAGTACTATAGCAATTCGTCCCATGGCATCCCCCCTGGCTCGTTAGCTGTAAACGAACCGGGTAGCATCAATTCTAACGTTGCGGTTTCCGAATCAGGGGTAATATCAAAAGTTACTTCTTTTATTACAAAAGTGTACGGGCGATAGATCATAGCTCCCGGATAGTATACTTGTACCGGTGTATTGGGCTCCCACAAACTACCATTAAAATCCCGCCAAGTAACCACGGTTACTGTATATTGCACCATATTAGCAAACATCCGGCCTAATTTACCTCTGACCGCAGTTTCCAGATCCGCATCAACACTTTGGTCCACCCGGAATACATAAGGCCGAAACACATCCGACAGCAGAGTATTTTTTACTGTGTATTTATTAGATTTTTTGGCCCGAACTTTAACGGGTTGAATACCCGTAATCTCGGAATAGTAATCCGTGTAATTAAATTTGGGCTTAATTGATACAACAGGCGGCGCCCCCTGCTCTAATGACGCTACAGGTTCGCCCATGCTCAACGAGTCCAAAGCCGTCCAAAATCGTAACCGGCCGATACCATCGTTATTTATAATCTGTCCGCGTTGTTTAGCTAAATCTGCAAGCCACGGTAATATCTTAGCATCGGATTCCAGAATCACTTTTTTAAATATCGGACCAGGAGATACTTCAGCAACGATTTCTACGCCGAATAAACTTGCTAGAGTTCCGGCTATTTCATGCAAATTTTGGCCTTTGAATTCCAATGGCAGCGAACTTGCAGGCGCTGGGCTATCACCCAAAACACCGGGTAACGAATAAGCCCCGATTGATACTGTAGTAGATTCAGGGTCAACTTCAGGAGCGCAGGGTATCAATGTACCGGTAAACACCGGGTTGTCGTCGATAGTCATTCCGAAAGGCTGGTATGAGAAGGGCCTGAATGTTTCCCGCTGTTCCTTCACATTTGGATCAAAAGGTGCGCTTAGTTCGACAGTATCTATATTATCTATAGACCTGGAAAATTGGATATTGGTCCAATATCTAAATCTTTTCCCACCTATAGTCACAGCGACAGAATTAGTCAAAATAAATCACCTTCCTGCTAACAGGCAATTCGAAAATTTCGTCCCCGGACAAATCGTTAATATCCATAAACCTATTTAACACATTGTCACTTATATCACCGTATAATTCCCAGGCTAAATCTAATATAGTTCGGGGTTTATCTAAGACCAAAGTCTTTCGACGGGCTAAGCTAAAAGACAAATCTATTAAATAACCGGCACCTAACCCCACAACGCGCTGCAATGCCGAAATGGCGTCACCCGTATCGGTGTTACTTGGCGCCGATATATCCCCGATCATGTTTCGGTAATTAGCATCCCTCCAAGCCACAAAGGCATCGTATAACTCCAGTATACGGGTCGCCGCTAACAAAGCCTGATCTGCGGACTCAAAAGTATTGTTGGCAGCAATATTATCAGCTTGTCTAGATTGCACGGATGGGATACTAGCAGCACTGCCTGTAGTATTACCCGTATATATAATACTCAATACTGACGCAGCGCAATAATTTTGTACAAAAAAATCCCTAACATGGAATCGGTTAGGAGACTCGGCGTCATTGCCCGAACCCGTAAAACTATCTATGACCGGGCCGCCACCGCCAGGACCGCCAGGATCCGATATGGAATCGGGGGCGCTAAAAATCTGATTAGCAAGATTGGCATATCCGTCTAAACGGTCGTTTATATTAGCTAAAGCGGTCGCGGGAGTTTGTATCAAAATCCGTGTATTAAAAGCTATTTCAAGAGGTTGTGTAACAAATGTATCTATTATGTTGTTGACTGTATCGATAGCATCGTCGAATCGATCTTTAACAACTTGTTGGACAGCTGCAACTCGATCCAATACATCACCAACTTGATTCGTGAGGTCATTTATGGTATCTAATATACCTTGTGATTCGCTAATCGATGTTTGTTGGATAGACGTAGCGAAATCCGCGTCGGATGCGCTACCGAACACATCTACGGCGGTCATTACATCTGACGCAGCGTTGTTTTGTTGCTGAGGATATATCGCACCGATGGTTTTAACAAAAACAAGATCAAACGCGGTTTGATTGGCCCCAGTTGCTAAACCAGTGGATTCCGTTACATCACCAACGATCACAACTTCATGCTCGCCGTAAACCGGGGATTCTAGTAAACCTTTTCCAGTTTCTTGCACCGCGGCTACAAAAATTTTGGCGTGCTTATCATGGTCGGGCCCAGAAAAATAGGCCCTAACCGGGAACCTGCGTGGGCCGACACCATGATCTTGCACATACACGCCGTCTGCATCGGGAAACTCAAAAACAGAAGTCTTTTTTGTGATAGTTCTGCTTAAGTCTTCGAAATCAAAAGTGATACGTAGACCGCTAGGTGGCGTGTAAGCAGCGGGAACTAATCTATTTTGCCAAGAATCTTCGGGTAAAAATTCAGCCTCAAAACCCGTCGCTTTCTTGAGATCATCTACAAAACCCATTAAAAAGCCCCCGTTGGTTGCATATTAAAAGCCCCGCCAACTTTACCTTTTGTTACTTTTGCTTTACCAGTCTCGTCTTTTAACGTCACCTCAGTACGCTGGATAGTCATGCGCTCCTCGATAGATTTTGAAATAATATCGCCTTGACCGATAACTTGAGGTTCACTTTTTTTACTTTCGTTGGCTACTTTAGCTTCAATTGGCGGTATTTTAACATCAACCGGTGGGATCTTAGCTTCGACTGTCAATTTGTCAGAGCCGCCGAATAAATCTTTAACGAATCCGACTACTTTATCGATACCCTTAGAAATCCAACCAATGTATGTATCAATTAAACCCCATGCCCAATCAAAAACCTCAACTACTCCAGACCAAACACTCCTAAAAAATTCAGTTATAGTACCCCAATTATTAACGATTAGCTTGACACCATCTACTAAATACCCAATCGGGCCCGACATTATAAAATCCACGGCGGCGCTGAATATGGCCTTAATGACATCCCACAACGCGCTGAAAAACGGTTTTATACCGATCCAAGCCTCTTGCACGAGCTCTGCCACCCAAAGCGCAATGTATTTAATGCCCTCCCAAAATCGAGTAGAAACCGTGGATATAGCATCAAATACACCAAACATAAATTTTTGAACATCGTCCCAATAGTACATTATAAGGCCCGCCACAACGGCCACAACGGCGCCTATAGCCAGCAACGCCAGAACAACAGGGTTAGCGGCCATTACTAAATTAAGCAAGGTCAGCGCGGCCGTAAGGGCTTTTACGGTGGTTATGATACCAAATATGACTGTAGCGGCTATGCCAAGACGTTTCAGCCACATCACTATTTTATCGAAATTATTTATTATATATTCTAAATATCCCCCGATTTTAGACGTTATAAGCTCCTCGTTGGTTCGTATCCATTCAGCCATACGATTTATCACACCTTTTATTGCGTCATCTTTTAGTTTAAAAAGTGATATTGTCACACCTTCTACAGCGGATTCGACCGATTTTATGGCTCCGCTCGTAGTATCGCGCATTGTAGCGGCCATTTCGCCGCTAGTGCCC